AACATTAACGATGTTAATGAAGTCGATAGCGATAACAATCCCATCCTAGACATTAATGGCAACCAGCTAGTAACGCTGGGGCTGAAGAGCGTCTGGAAGAACCTGACCAAAGAACGTGCTGGCAACATGCTAGCCCCGACTGATTGGATGGTGGTGAAGGCGGCAGAGGTTTCTGACTACACAGTGCCAGCAGATGTGACCACCTATCGCGCGGCTGTCAGAACAGCCTCTAACACGATTGAGGCATCCATTGATGCTACCAACTCTCACAGCGCCTTCTTGGCACTGCACGATACGCCATTGGACGCTGATGGCAACGCTACAGGCAACGCACCTATCAACGACTGGCCTGATGAGGTATAGAGATGAACCAGAACGATATTCCATTAGTAGCTGGTGGCATTACTGCTCCTTGGTGGTTAGGCGCGCTTAACGAATGGCTCGGTTTGATAGCTGTTACGCTTACTATTGTTATGCTTATAAGAAACTTGTGGAAATCTAGAAAGGACTAGCTATGATTGACCCTGCCACAATCGCACTTGCGGCTAGTGCTTTTGCGGCAGTCAAGAAAGGCATAGCGTTTGGCAAAGATATTGAAGCTATGTACCAAGATGTCTCGCGCTGGATGGGTGCTTGCCATGATATCGAATCAAAACACACAAAGATAAAAAGAAAGAAAGGACAATCTGTTGCTGAAGAAGCTTTGCAAACATGGTCAGCGGTGCGGAAAGTGCGCCAACAACGAGAAGAGCTGCGATTATATCTGCTGTCTATCAACCCAAATGCTTGGGGTGAGTTTGTGCAGCTTGAGGGAAAGGTTCGGAAGCAACGGTTGCTTGAGGAAGCAGAGCGAAGAAAACGCATAAAGAAAATAACTGAAGTTATAATTCTTGTCGCGGCAATGATAGTAGTTCCGGTTGCTCTTGTGGCTCTTGCTTGGTGGGTAATGTCTTTAAGGGGTAGATAATGAGTGCAGAAGATGTAGCAAGGAAGCTATTAGAGCTAAAGATACTGCCACGCTTTATGATGCTTTGCATGACAGGCGTTTACATACGCTGTATTGAGTGGGCGTTATCTCAGCCAGATTTATCTACACAGCAGAGTGCGTTGATAAGCGTAGTTACTGGCGCAATGACAGGTAGCCTAGCTGTGTGGCTTAACTCCGAGAAGTAGATGGCAGCTAAGCTAAGTGAAAACACTGAGGTAGCACTACCGTTGCGCAACATCATAAGCATGGTTGCGGCGGCTAGTCTAGCAACGTGGGCTTACTTTGGTTTGATTGAAAGGTTAAACACACTAGAAACCAACCAGACCATGATGCAGTCTGACTTGGAGCAAAACACAGAGTTCCGTATTAAATGGCCCAGGGGTGAGATGGGTAGTCTGCCAGCAGATAGCGAACAGTTCATGCTAATAGAGCATTTAGCTACCGAGTTAGAGAAGCTACAGAACGAGATAGAGGGCGGCAAAGCACCTTACGACCAACAGCAGAAGCTCACGCTAGAGTTTTACGAGAAACGGATAACTAGCTTAGAAGAAAATATAGAGAAGTTGCGTAACGGTGATTGAACTAACCTTTGTATTATTATTGGTTATGGGTGGCGAGAAGGTAGAGTACACGCCCTATCAGTCCTTGTCTGAGTGCTTGTCTGTACGCAGAAAGATTAAACGTAACGTAGGCCACACTAATAACTTTGACCAGAAATGGTCATGCAAAGAGCTAAAGGTGAAGGTCAAAGACGGTAACATATTGGAGTTTGTAGAATGATTCAGGCATTGATTGGCCCAGCCACAGATTTAATTGGCAAGTTTGTAGAAGATAAAGACCAGAAAAACAAGCTAGCCCATGAGATTGCCACAATGGCAGAACGTCATGCTCAAGAGCTAGCAAAAGGGCAGCTAACTATCAATGCAGAAGAAGCAAAGAGTAAGAATATCTTTGTAGCTGGTTGGAGGCCGTTTGTTGGTTGGACTTGTGGACTTGCTCTCTTTGTTCATTTTCTTGTTATTCCTGTGGCTGATGTGGTGACAGCATATATGGGCTATCAGCCTGTACCTTATCCGGCTTTTGACATGGATACGCTGATGACTGTATTATTAGGTATGTTGGGGCTTGGTGGCCTCAGAACTTACGAAAAGCAGAAGGGGCTTACAAAGTAATGCCAGCCAAGAAGCGCAAATCCACAGTTAACAAGGCTGGTAATTATACTAAGCCTACTATGCGTAAGCGTTTGTTCCAGCAAATTAAGGCTGGTGGCAAGGGCGGTAAGCCAGGGCAGTGGTCTGCTCGTAAAGCGCAGATGCTTGCCAAGCAATACAAGGCCAAAGGTGGGGGCTACAAGTAATGCCACTAAAGAAATCACAAAGAAGCCTGAAGAAATGGACAGCGCAGAAGTGGCGAACCAAGTCAGGCAAGCCAAGCACACAGGGAAAGAAGGCAACAGGTGAGCGTTATCTGCCATCTGCTGCCATCAAGGCGTTATCCCCTGCTGAGTATGCGGCAACATCCAGAGCAAAGCGCAAGGCTACGAAAGCTGGCAAGCAAGTATCTAAACAGCCGAAGCGCATTGCAAAGAAAACTAGAAAGTTCCGCAAATGAACATAGACCAGCTCAGACAAGAGCTTGCTGCTGATGAGGGCTGTAAGTACGAGATATATCTAGACCATTTAGGTCTGGAGACTTTCGGCATAGGGCATCTCGTAACCAAGGATGACCCAGAGTACGGCGAGCCCGTGGGCACGGCTGTTACAGAAGAGCGAGTGCAGCAAGTATTCCGCCGCGACATAGCTGTGACTATAGAAGAGTGCCACATACTTTACAGGGACTTTGACGAGCTGCCGGAAGAAGCCCAGCTTGTGATTGCTAATATGATGTTTAACCTTGGTAGACCGCGCTTGTCTGCATTTAAAAACATGAAGAAGGCTGTTGATGCTTGTGATTGGGATGAGGCTGCGGAACAGATGATAGACTCGAAGTGGTTTGACCAAGTGCCCAACCGGGCCAAGCGTTTAGTGGCTAGAATACGGAGTTTGAAAGATGCCTAAGACACCAGCTTGGCAGCGTAAGGCAGGGAAAAATCCGAAGGGTGGGCTTAATGCAAAGGGTCGCGCCTCTGCTCGCAAGCAGGGGATGAACCTAAAGCGTCCAGTCAAGTCTGGAGACAATCCTAGACGGGCTAGCTTCCTTGCCAGAATGGGTAATATGCGTGGGCCAGAGCGTAAGAATGGCAAGCCAACTAGATTGCTTTTATCCCTGAGAGCATGGGGTGCAAGCAGTAAAGCTGATGCAAAAAGTAAAGCGGCAGCTATCTCCAAACGTAATAAGTCAAAGAAGGGAAAGAAATAATGCCAATGGGCAAAGGTACATACGGCTCGAAGCGAGGTCGTCCAGCAAAGAAAGCTGGGAAGAAGATGGGCAATGGCCTAACAGCTAAACAAAAGACGCTGCCGAAAGCAATGCAGCAGCGTATTATGAAAGCAAAGAAAAAGAAATAGTGAGAACGGGGCGGTAAAGACACTCCCGTTGTGCGCGGTATTTGTTGACAATCAACTTTCACACTTTACGAAAAACCCGCCCCGTCCTCTACCGCTAGAGCTGTCCAGCGGTATTCTGTTCTACCTTCCAAATGCGCCAGCCAGAACCGTCTAACATCTTAGCGCTTTTGTGCGGTATATTCTTAGAATACATACTTCTCCTCGCATTGTTATACTCACCCTCAGTGCCGACTAAAAAGCTTTCACCATCCTTCAGGTGGTTTAGAAAGTTCCACTTCCCTCTCTTTATCTTTATTGGCACGTTCTTCTCTACTAATTCGTTTAGACATTTCGAACAATACATTGAAACAACTCTCCTCAGTTCCATAACACAACACGTCTCCTCTGCCGTTGCACGTCCATGAATTGTTGAGGGCTATGTGCTCCTTGCCACACTGGACGCAAGTAACCGTATGCTGTGATTGTTTTGCTTTGGGTTTTTTTCTTCCTCTATCGTACCAAGCCATACTTATCCCCGCGTATGTTATCAAGGCTTTTGTTAATCAGGTCTTGCGCCAGCTCAAGCATACGTTTCTCCGTCATGTTGAGAAAGTATGACTTGCCATCTATGGTGATAAGCAGCCCATCAGCGTAGGCTGCTATCAAGATTTGTGGCTGGACTTCCATTACTAAAATGGAATGTCATCATCAAGGCTAAGTGCGTTACGCTTTACTGCTGATGTTTCAGCTACCTTGCGTAGACCGCCTTGCTGTACGTTGTCGTGCAGATTATCACCCGCCTGTTGTTGGATTGGCTCGGTGATAGAAATGCCCAAAGTGCCGTCATCATTTTCAAAGACAGAAACCCTGTACTTCTTGTCACCTCTTAACGTGATGTCTGCTGGTGAGCCGTCTTTGTACGGGCTAAACTTGCTGTTGCCCCACTTGGCAGCTCCCTCATCGTTTGGGAACACCTTGATTGATGTTATCTTTTCTAGTCTTGTTGCCATTATGCTACTCCTTCTAGCTCACTCAGGCGTTTCTGGAAGAGAAGCACAAACTTGTCGCCTCTCTCTTTATTCCTTGCGGAAACCTTCTTAATTCTTTGCTTGTTATCGACAAACAACTTCTCAACTTTAGCCGGAATGTCTTTCGTGACGAGCTGAGCCTCTAGGTCATTATAGAAAGCCCAGTCTTGCTCATCTTCGCTTGTCGGGTTTTCCTTTACCTTTACAGGTTCAGGCTGTGGTGTGGGTGTGGGTTCAGGCGGAGTCGC